CCGGTTGCTCATACAGTAAAGGTTAGTGGAGGTTTCTAATTATGGAGGACAATGTGACGGATATTCGGGCTCACAGGTTGGCTGATTTGATTATGGCTGAGTGGTTGGATTCGCAATCGGATTCGGGGGCTGTCTGGGAACGCTCGCACCGGGCTTTGAAGATTGCCAGGGAGGAGAACCCGCAGGAGGTTTTCGATGAGGCGTTTGAGATTGCTCAGGCTCGGTGGAAGAAGATGTTTGATGCTCGGGCCTGAACAGTTTGTGGCGTCTAAGTCTGTGAACGCTGAAAGGTGGTTGTCTGCCCGCAGGGAGGGTGTGACAGCGACTCAGGTGTCGAAGGCGGCTTCTGGGCCTGGCGGGTTCGAGCAGTCTGTGAGGGACTACAACGAAGATTTCGTGGAGTCGGATAACCCTTTCATGGCTTTCGGGCGTGCCTGGGAGGGCCCGGTGTCAATGTTTCTGAAAGACAATTACGGGGTGATGCCGAATGACTGGTTGATGCGGCATTACGACAACTGGCACCATCTTGCGACTCCTGACGGGCTGACGCTTGGGCATCATGCGATCTCTGAGGTGAAGACTACGGGGAAGGATTGGAACCCGGAGAAAATCCCGTTGCAGTATCGGCGGCAGGTTCAGTGGCAGTTGTATGTGACGGGGGCTGAGTTCTGCTATTTTGCTTGGTTGTTGCGTGAGGAGCGGGATGGGGCTTTCATGCCGGCCTGGTTTGAGCCGAAGGTGATAACGATTCCTCGAGATGGGGAGATGATTGCTTCGTTGGTCAAGGTGGCTGACGATCTATGGGAAAGGGTGAATAATGAGTGAAGTAGTAAATAGGTCGGCGTTTGATGTCGAACTGAATGCAGAAAACTTGCAGCGACTGGCAGATTGGGTGGCGAACTTTGCAACTCCCGAGGAGCTTGCTTGGAACACTGACAAGTTCAAGGAGCTTCGCAATCTTCTCAAGGTTCAGAAGGCGGCACAGAATCTGCGGGTTGAGGCTGTCCGATTGGAGTGCGTTGCGTTGCGCCGAGTAGGTCAGGCTAATTTGCATGGCAAGCTGACGGGCCACGATGCGCGGGTTGCTAAATGGTTGGCGAACATGAGTGATGATGATTTTGCCAAACTGTTAGAGGACTCGGACAATCAGGTTTCTCCGATATCCCTAATGCGATTTCGTGAGGGCCAGGAGAAACGACTGGGTTCTTACATACGTGGCACAGGCGATTTCGACCTAGACGAAGATATTTCGGGGTTTAGTTTGGAATGGGAGGCTAAAAACATTTTGCGATCTATGGAGCAATTTGATTCTTTTACCGTAGAGGAAGCGGCTACGGCTTTGCTTGACAGGTTGACGGAGCATTGGGAAGGCGTTGATTTGCCCCGCGAGTTTGCCGAAACGCCTTTGCGTGAGGTTGTGCGCGGGGTCCTGCGTATGCCAGAGCCGGGTCAAGATTTGGTCAGGGTTGCGGACCGCGTGACCTATCTCCCAAGCTTCGTGACCTGGTGTGACAACCAAAGCAAGTGGCAACGTATTCCGTGGAGACGAGCGCAGGTGATGCACTTCCGCGCTATGGTCGAGACCCGCGAGTTGCAGGCTAGTCAACTACTTGAAAAGGCGGTTGAGATGAGGGCATTGTTAGGCGCGATTGAGGCGGCTTCGTTAGCTGAAACCGAGTCTGTTGACGGTGCGTTTGTTCGTTGTGTCCAACAGGGCAGGGCAACGTGGGGGGACTACTAATGTCTGAGGTTGTTATTACGGTGGAGTTGGAGGCTGAGGTTTATGTTCGGCTTTTGAACGCTGCCAACGAGGTGGGGCTCCCGGTCAGTGAATACGCTGAGGGTTTGATTGCTAACTATGTGGAGGAGAATTATGGCGAGGTTTGATTTGGCACAGTATTCGACTGTGGCGGAACGTATTGATGCGTTCTGGGCTAAGTATCCTGATGGGCGTTTGCACACTGAGCTTGTGCATTTCTCTCCGGAGCAGTGTGTGATTCGCGCCGAGGTGTATCTGGATCGTAACGATGAGCGCCCGGTGACAGTGGATTACGCTGAGGAGCGTATTGACTCGAGCCCGGTGAACCGTGTCAGCATGGTGGAGAACTGCGCTACCAGTGCCATTGGTAGGGCTTTGGCAGACTTGGGTGGAAGTTTCACCGGGGCGAAAAGGCCTAGCGCTGAGGAAATGCAGAAGGTTGCACGTCACGAAGGCTCACAGAAAACCCGTGACTGGTTGACTGAAGCAATGAACCTGACCGATGTTGACTTGTTGCGTATGCTATGGGCAGAAGCACAGCAGGCCGGTGCGAACCCGGAAGTGTTAGCAAAGGTGAAAGCTCATGCAGAGTCAATCGGTTCTGGCGGCATCGGTGAGGGAATTGTTGCAGGCGTATCAGGAAAGCCTGGGAAGAAGTGACCTCGATGCGGAAGTGTTCCGTGTGGCGCTTATTGAAAGGTTGGTGATGGTTTGTGATTGCATCGGAGATCGTCAAGGAACTGTACGAACTAACTCAGGAGAACAGGAAAGGGATTGAGTATTATGCGGAGGCTATGGATCATTTGGCTCGATGCGAGAATCAGCTCGACCAAGTGGAGGCTCATGCGTTTATCGGCGCGGAAGGCTCAGTTGCAAACAGGCAGGCAGAGGCGAAGCTTGCGTCTTCGGCGGCTCGCCTTGAACGGGATTTAGCGAAGGCTCAGGTGGAGCGGGTGCGGGCTAAGTTGCGGATGATTGAGTCGGCGATTATGGCTCAGGCTACGGCTGCGAAGATGGTGCAGGCGGAGATGAAACTGTGAGCGTTATTGAGGATGATGGGGAGATGTCTGAGGAGGAGTTTCTGGCATGGTTGAACGGGTTGGACACGTCTGAGGATGTTGACGAGCAGGGTTAGGCTCCCGTTTCATCACTTTATACGCTACCGGAATAACAGAAAAGCCCCTCCTGAGAGGGGCCTTCTGAGTGTGTTGCTTAGGCGCTTTGCTGGATTAGCTTGTGGTTGAGTTTGCCAAGCTGACGGTAATCGCTGAAGTCAATACCGTTCTCGTCTACAGCCTTAGCCATGTCCTCAATGCTGAGTTTCAACGAACCCTTAGACCGGCATGAGGCGCAATAGCACATCACATTCCAGGTTGAGTTGTCGGTGTGGCGCTTGATGATGTCAATGGTGTTCATGGTTTCCCTTTCGTTGTGGTTGCTTATGTCATAAGTGTATACCACTAGACACACCATGTCAACCTAATCCAACACTTTTTCTAAACTATTTTTGTGGAGCCGAGGAGAGTCGAACTCCTGTCCTTGACAGCTCCCGTGAAGGCTTTGCTGCCAAGTCGAAACCATCCGGCCCCACCCCTAAGTATAAACTGGCCTTATGGCTATCCCGAAAAAAACCCTCACACTCCTCCGGGCAAGGGATCAGCATTGCGCTCACTGTGGCACCGAGGATGACCTAGTGCCTCACCATCGCAGGAACCGGGGGATGGGTGGGTCGAAGCTTCTGGACACCCTGGACAACCTGATGATGGTGTGTGCGGTCTATAACGGGGCTATGGAGTCTGACCCGCGTGTGGCTTCTCAGGCTCGGGCGTGGAATCATAAGCTCCCCATTTGGGAGAAGGAAAACCTGCCGGTGTTTGACCGGGCTGGGGGTTGGTGGTATCTTCATGCTGATGGCACTAAGACGCAGGCGGATTGGAAAGACGCAGCGTTCTAAATAAGGGTGGAAGGGTGGATTATGAGGGTGGGTTCGCTGTTTAGCGGTTACGGTGGCCTCGACTTGGCTGTTTCCGAAGTCTTTGACGCTGAGGTTGCTTGGCATTGTGAGTGGGAGGAAGCGCCTTCACAGATTTTGGAGGCACGGTTCCCGGGTGTGCCAAATTATCGGGATGTAACGAAGGTGGATTTCACTAGCGTTGAGCCGGTGGATATCTTGACGGGTGGGTTTCCTTGCCAGGATTTGTCTTTGGCTGGGAAGCGTGCCGGGTTGAAAGATGGGACACGCTCAGGCCTGTGGTCGGAGTTTGCGCGTGCTATTGATGAGATTAGACCGGAATGGGTGGTTATAGAAAATGTTAGAGGATTACTTAGCGCCAAAGCCAATAGCGATGTGGAACACTGTGCGTGGTGTATGGGAGAAACCGGGGATGGTGAACCTGTTTTGCGAGCACTCGGAGCTGTTCTCGGAGACTTGGCCGAGCGCG